TTCAGAATTTTCAAAAGAAGAAAAGCTCCAGACACCGTCAGTCGCTACACGAGCAAGAGCTAGGAATTCTGCCTCGCTTACCGCTGTCTTGTAAGCAAGATCAGTTGAGACGAAACCGTTAGTTTCGTTATACTCAATGATATATTCATTTACAAGAGTTGTAAGAAGCGTTGATGCATCAGTAAACTTGCTGTCCCAGATATCACGAATGTTATCGATATCGTCATCAAGATTAACGTCTGCACGAACAACGTATGCTTTGTTACCTATTCCTAGGTATTGGTTAAGCGCAAACAATCCATATTCATTCCGCGCATCGCCGTGGAGAGCAACTCCGCTGCTATCTTCGAGGAAAGATGGGTAGCCGTAAAGCTCAACACTCTGATTTAAAGAAGTAACAGTTCGAATTACATTCGCTTCAAAAGTACCGGCAGCTGGCGTTACACCATCTGGTTGTGTTTTCTCGGCGCCAGTAGCGACAAAAATTAGGGGTACTGTTGGTGCGGCAGCAGGGATGAAGAAACTTTCATCAGTAACTGTTACTTGAACACCTGGACTTACTAGAGCCATTGTTTATATCTCCTTAGACATTGCGCATAACTTCTATGCGTGGGTATTTATTATGGAGGGGGGTTTTCAATCAGATTATTCGGGCAATACTAACTCATCAACATTGAAGATTTGTTCATAATCAAATCCAAGGTCGTCTAATTCCGCAATAATGTTGTCGGAACCGCTTGTTGATGCGGAGACAAGACCAACTCTAAGGTTAATATCCGCTATAAAATTATTCTTGATTTTCATGGGAATTTCTATCCAAATAGGCATGAGAAACTGTAGAGTTGTTTGAATTATTCTACGATCCGTACCAGAAGGGTATCCTTCGTCGAAGTTTACGCCAACTAATTCTACTGTGGTAATCTTGGCCCAATCAAACACATCATCGGTTTTTTGGATTTGTAACAAAGGGTCAAAAAACATGAATATTTGTTCTAGCAGCTGAAAATGCTCGTCACGGTTTGAAGTGTATATTGCAAGTTCTATCGAGGTGTTGTATGGAATTGGCATCATTTGCTCGACAGTAGCAATGTCGTCAGGAAATATGCCGCCCGTTGGAAAATAGGTTTTGCGGCGAACCGTTGACACACCCTTTCGACGGTCTGGTGCGAGTTCAATATTATTTAAATAGGCACTCATTGCTGGTAGTCGTATGGGCTTATTTTGTGTATTTTCGGCCATTATACTCGCAACGACTCGATCCTTTGGACCGTATGTGATATGTGCTGGAATTAAACTCGCTTCGCGGTCGCCAAGCTTTCCGATCTTAACCTTTAGTCCAGCAAAAATCGCCATGAACTGCAGAATGTACTTTCGTAGCTGCTCATCATAGTAGTATACTGGATCTTCGATTAACTGTGTCATGCCCTATGTTTAGCCTTCACCTGCTGGGTTAGGAACCATAATAGCACCAGCAGTTAGTGTAAACTGCCAAACATCGCAGTTAGCAGATTCAGTCCTAATAAGAAATTGTCCGCCATTGGCTACAAAATCGGCGCCGCCAAATAACGGTACGACCCAGTTGAACGCTTGTGTTACGCCGGCACCTTTAGCGAACGTTGCTGAGTCATTATAGATAACGTTAGTTGCTGTGCCACCGCCTGCTGGTGCTGTCGGATCTGATCCAACATCAATAATCAAGTCTAGGTGTGGTATAGTGCCGCCCGTGTAAGATCCTAAGCACGATACGCGAATAATTCCAAAGCCGTTTAGAAATGTTGGGATAACCAATTTCTGATCCGCATTATCCCAAACTTCCGGAAACGTCGATGGATAGCGCAAATCTTCGTTCGCGTTATTTGTAAATGTAACCTTTTCATACACACCGTCCACCAGACTCTGGGGTGCACCTGCTGTGTACTGACTATCAAATCTAAACTCCCAACCTAACGGCTGTAAGTAACGAGCAGTTACGACGAGATCTCTCATATCTTGAGCTGTTATAGAACTAGCCGGTTGCGCGTCTTGGAATAAATTATTAAGCAATTGTGCTTCTGTACGTATTGTGTCTACCATAGTGGCTCCTTAATCTCCTATTTAGTCAAACTCAGGGCCAAACTCACTGGAGAATAGAAGTTGAAGTGAGGATGGTGTGCCGCCAACTGAACTAGGAACAGATGGGGTAATTTCTGTCACTCCTCCCGTTAAATCTGGTAATTTGGTTGGACTAGCAAATGGTGATGTGATAAATTCTTGCAATTTTTTCTTTTGTCCATCATATTCGTGTCGACGGTCTGTTTCAAGATACACCCATCTACCCTTCAGTGATGAGTACCGATACAATCGATCTGGAACATCCTCAGCAAGTCCACTGTATGTTAACCGATGATATGTACCGTCTATTGTGGTTGTAGGGAATGTATCCCCTAAAGTAAAATCTTCACCATTAGGTGGCATAGCATCTTCAACATATAGTCCTGTTGGATTTAATCCAATTTTAACAATGTTAACACCAATAGCTTCGGCAGCTGCAATTTGATTTGCCTCAAACTGATTAATCTGATTGCCGGTGTCAGATCCTCGTTGTGGTGCAGCGTTTGATTGTACGGCCTGTTCTGTAATTGTTTGTCCAATCTCCGAGTAGTCTTGATATATTGGATGGTTTCCATCATCCATATTAAACAAGCCCGTCGAGTCAACTTGACCAACCATATCCCCAAAAATATCTTGTGTTTCTTGAGAAGCAATCATTGGTTGCAGAATACAGCGCATTAATGTCGGCTTCCAGCCTGGTGTATATCCTTCTGTGCTCCAAGCAACGTCTGTTACTTCCATATACTTTTTAATAGGCACCATCGTGGCCGAATATTGTGTTTCGCTTGGGAGTTGTATAATGTCACCAATAATTAATGGACGTCCCAACAACCGAACAGATGCTGCAAACGATACGGTGAGGTACATTGTTAGAGATGGTAATTCGATGCCAAAGCGGGATAGTTCTGTTTGTGTGTCTAATAGATCGTAACTTCCTTTCATTGAAACGGAAGGAGTTTGGTAATCTCTATTTCTATTTTCAAGGAACAATCTGTCTTGAACATTGTGGACCTGAGTTTGTTCATAGTCAATAAGCTCTAAGGCTACAACACTCCAAAAATTTGTATCGCCGCCATTAAATGTTATTGGACGAAGACGCCAGTACCGCGATGGTACGGAACGACGGAAGTTAACGGTTACGAGTTTGTCACAATCAGGAAGACTTACTATATCAACCCCGTACCACTTTACACCATCCTGCGATCGCTCAACACGAACAGCCGTGACACGGTTGAGCGGATTACTTAGTTGTTTAATTCGAAAAGTTGATACATCACGTGTTTCGTCTTTAGGTTCACCGTAACGAGTTCTGTCATTTGCTAATTTAATAACACCGAAGTCATATCCAATATACGAAGAAGCCGTAACGCCAGCTCCCTTTTGAACTGACCGCCAAGCTGATATTAAAGTATTAAACGCGTTCGATGCTGGAAAGTTTGTAAGAGCTCCACCCGATATTGCTGTTCCGTTTCCGGTTAGATCAGTAAGTTGACCCTGTTCATGAACACCAAGTAGCTTATATACATTGAGAGTTGCTCCGCCAATTCCTAACGCCTCTTCTACATAGCCTTCAATAACACACGAGTCGCGTGATTGATCTAATTGAAAGGGTTTGCAAACATCGGACACAGCCGTGTTAGGACATTTAAGCCCACTTGGAGTTTGTATGCAGCCTGATGGGACTACCGGTTCCGTTGCAATGACGCAATCTGACAGATCTTCAGGGGTTTCGCACGAAGGAGCTATTATTTTTTCGGCCATATTGCTATTTATCGGAAGCCTTATGATAAATACCCAGATATGAAGCTACATGAAGTATTACCACAAGAACAGCTCGACGAGAAGTCACTGAGGCACGCGCTAGCGGCGGGAATCCTGGGGACATCAATGGCTATGCCTGGCGCGATTGCTGATCAACAGATGTCTCAGTCGTACGAACGGCCAAGGGACGAGATGGTAACAACAGCCAAACGAATAGCAGATCCTTTCAAGCCCGAGATTAACATTCCTGCTCCTGATATTAAGCGAGCGGAACTTTCAAGAAGTATTGCGAAAAAATATAGAGTTGATATCGAGCTCGTGCAACAAGTTGTAGATCTTGCGTACAAATATCAAGAGAAGGATTTTCCAAAAGCTGAAGACATTCTAGCGATTGTAGGCGTTGAGAGTAGTTTTAATCCTGATTCAAAATCAAACCTCAAACACGATCCGGCTATCGGATTAATGCAGGTTCGTCCTGGTATTTGGAATATTGATCCAGACCACCTGGCATCTACTGAAGCTCAAATTAAATATGGTGCGGCTATACTGAAGCGATACTATAAGCGACTAGGAAATGCTGAGGATGCTGTTCAGGCATACAATATTGGTATAACAAAATTCCGGCGCGGTGAAAGAAATACTCGATATGTTGCTAAGTATCAAAGAGAACTAGCACATAACGACCTTCGTTAATCGCTGTTAGAACCATCACCCAATTATGAATTCTGACCCAATTCCAAGATTTTCAACATCATTAACGATAAAGTCATCGATGTCGGCTTGACATTGAGCAAAGTCTGCCTCTGCTTTGGTCGTGAGATCGGCGGCATTAAGAGATACACCACCTCCTGCACCAGGTAGTGAAGCAAACTTACCACGAACCTCAGCTAATTGAAGGCGACACTCAGCAAGAGCCCAACGCTCTATCCAAGGTTTCGTCCAGCGATTGATAATCAACTCTTGCTCTGTTCGTTCGATAACACAATCCAACAATACCTTTTCATCGCGAGTAAATCGTTGGAAAATAAACAACTCACGTGAACCTTCGTCGAATGTATATACAATTCGTGTTGCAAATAACTGTTCAAGTTGTTCAATGTAATCAGATATCAAGTGATAGCTAACAAGATCATATGTTCCCTGATGATACAAGTGCTGTAGAATAGTTTGTCCATATACACCTGCAGCGTGCACAGTGCTCATAAATGCTGAGGTAATTCTCCAACAACCCATTACGTTGACAATCTTGTTAAATCCTACTCGCTCGTTGGTCATTAAATAATTCTGACGACCAATCTTGCAATCAAGGAAGAAGTATACACGACGGTATGCTGAGGCGCTTCGTTGTCGCAGGGCTTCAAGTGCCTTTGTAATTGCTGTGTCGATTTGATACTTCGACAACTCAACTTCTATGGTCGGATAACCAAGTTGTTTTCTAATGCTATCTGCAAGTTCTCTGCGCTCGTCGGACGTGCCATCTGTTCCAACGCCAACCGTTGCATAGGAAGGAATACCAGTTAAACCATCTACTCCAATTGCATTTGCCTTGAGGTTTAAAGACGTCAACCCCATTGCTGGGAATAGAGTTCCCGTAAAGGTGAACTGTGTTTCTACAAACGTTGTTAAGTCTTGTCCAGTTGTTGCAGTGCCAATTAAAATCTGACCGAAACTACCACAATTGGTTGTTGAAAAGATAAGATTACCAGTTGGTGAACAACCTCTTGAATCGTTTAGTGTTACAAGTGCGATGGGCGTTGAATCTATCCATGCCGACTGTTTCTTATTCCATTCAATTAAATCATTGGATGTTGTGTTAAACCACAGCGTTCCATCAGCTGGTTCAAGTGACGATGTGGAGAATAGAATTGTTACCCACGAAGCACCATTCCACATATTCAACGTACCATTTGTGCTGTTGTACCAGAAAGAACCAACAGCCAATAGATTTGGATCTTGTGTGGATGTTATTACGTCTTTAACGGCCCACTCTGGAGATCCACCACGCTCATAGTAGATGTCATTAACCGTGTCGTGCCAGACGTCGCCCGTAGCAACGACCGTTGGATCTGTTAACGCAGAGGCAACGTTTGTATCAAGAATTTGTACAAACTGAGAACCATCCCACTCCCAATAAACTACTGTCGTTCCACCTGTTTGTTTCCAGACTGAGCCTGTCTCTAGTGTTTGAGCTAATGACGGATCTGTTGTACCAATCGTAAAGCTATTAACAGGTGTCCATATGTCATTAAGAGAATCTCTAACATTTAGTACGGTAGCTGGTGATGAACTTGTATCCCACCATAACTCACTTGAGCCAGGTACGGTTGGATCTGTTCCCCATATTAATACTTCTGTGGCAGCCCACAAAGGACTACCTGTAGTGTATGTGAATAGTTCTGATGTTGATGGAACAAACCAATAAGCACCAACAACAGGAAACGACGGAGATGTCTCCGAAATTGTAACAGTCTGTTGTGTCCACGTGGTTGAGTTTGTACGAGCATATAGTTTGTCCGTAACATCATCATACCACAACGTGCCTATCGACGGTAGCGTAGGATCAACGTCCCATGCTATTCCTTCTGTTTGAACCCAAGCACTAGTGTCGACATCCCAAATAAACAACATTTCTGTTGTTTCATCATACCAATATGAGCTGCATGTTAGTACCGGAGCGCAAGAGGGGTCTGTGTCTTGAACATACGTTGGACGTATGCGCCATACTGAACCATCCCACTTCCACATCTGTGTCGCGCCAGTTGTTTGATCCCAAAATGCGTCGCACGTGGGATCGGTCGGATCCCAGCCAGTGTCGAGTGTTGTTTGTATTGCCCAAGCGAGTGGCGAACCCGTCCACTTTTTTAGAACATCAGTTGTTGGGTTAAGCCAATACTCATCGAGTTCGACGTTTACAGGATTGGTTAATTCAGTGATGACGGCAATTTCAACATGGCTGTCACCATCCCATTGATATAATTTACTCTCGCTTACATTATAATAGTAAGCGCCTGTGTTCGGAGCTGTTGGTCCGACAAACGGATCTTCAAGTTGTTCGATCGCATTATTAAGAGCATCAACAAGTTCATCAAACGTTAGTGCGTTGGCGCCCGAAACAGTTAATTGATACTGAACATTATCAACCTGGAGGTCAACTGTGTAATCAATAGCGTTTAGATTTGTTGCATCTGTTCCGTTTACCGCACCATTAAATTCTATTTCCTGGTAGGCACACAGGTCTGCCTGAGGCTCCAAATACAGATAAGGAAGTGCATATGTGCTCATTCCCTCAAAGTGGTAACGATATGTGCCATCAACAATGTGACCAGTTATGAAATAAGCCGTGTCTTGTAATAGTCCCGATACGTCAACACTGGTGGTTGTTTTATCACCATACAATGCTCCAATAACAAGAGCTCCGTTTATTCTGTCCCCAACGTGAAGATCCACATCTGCTGTTGCGTCACCAATGTATACGGTTCCATCAACAGGACGGTTACTAACACTATTTGCAACGGTGTTTAGCACGAGAACTATTCCGTTATACGCTTGATTATCGGACGTACAGCCGTTGGCTGGTGGTGGAATTTGCCACGTGACTGTGCCGGTCGTTGAGCTCGTACGCTCAAACGAAATAATTAGTTCCTCACCCTCTTGTTTAATCTGTTGGGGTGCGTCTACGTGCGGATCAAATGTACCCATGTATTAATATCCTCAATGGTCGAGGTATTTATGGGCTAGTTCCGTGAACTATTTTTTCTTTGCGGTTTTCTTCTTCTTGCGTCTGCGCAAGCGCAAAATCCCATCAACTGCAGCCTGAACACGGTTTTTTCGCTCAACCGCTTTTTGAATTACGCGTTTGACAACAAAGGCATCGTCGGCTGAAGCGTCACGTTCATTGTTGTTGATATGAAGAATTGCTTCATCAATCGCGGTATTATAGCGCTCTAACATTTCTTCGTGAGTGGATCTATGGAATTGTTCCACAAGAGGGTTCAACATTAGCACAACCATCGAGCGGTGTTTTCGTCGAAGAAGAGCACATTGTTTGGCGTCTTCACCAACAAGAAAAACCGCTTCAATGTATGTCTTGAGATCGTGTATAAAGTCAAATTCACGTTCCCCCTTGTACATTGGTTTGCCGAGCATGCTAGATGTGTCTCTAAACAAAGTACGCATAATCTCAAGTGCATCTATCATATCGATAGCACTTACTACGGAACTTTCGTGTCGTTTGAGATCAATCTCGGAGTTACTTTGTGGGAAATCTAGTCGAAGTAGTTGATCGATACCTCTGGTTACTGCTAATGACATGTATCACCTGTTAGTTGGGTTAACCTGCTCTCACACTTAAATTATCAGAAAAATTCTGATTGTTTGCTTG